CATCTCGCAGTAGACGAGGCGTTCCTGGTCCAGCACCTTGCTGCCGCTGTTCTTTTCGCCGCTCTCGTTGGTCTCCCACTTGTCCACGTCGGTGAGCCTGCGGCCTGTCGGCTTCAGTCCTTTTGGCAGGTCAGGGTGGGTGAACCGCGCGTCGAAGAGCGTGTCGTGGATGGGCTTCGGTGTCACGCCCAGCCACGTCTCGGTGACCATGCGATCAAAGTATCCAGCGTTGTGGCCGACCTTGACCTTGGTTTCATCCGCGAAGAACTCGCGCAGCACGTCCTTGACGGCAGCTTCCTCGCTCGGCGAGTAAAACCTGCGGCCAGGGCTGTCGGTGCCGAGGAACGGGATGCCGATGGTCCGTGCGTTCTGGTCTGGAATCTCCCATGGCTGGGTGGGGCGACCGTCTGCATCCACGTCAGGGGTGGCGATGGCAAGGCACCGCACCCCGATGTCTCGGGTGTTGATGCCGTCGGTCTCGTAGTCGAAGACCCAGAACGGAGCCGGGTGGTCGAGCCACGCCTGCAACTCAGCAGCGGTCGGAAACTCCTCGGCCTCAGGCTCCCGCCAGTGCAGCGCATCGTTGAACCACCGCAAACCCTTGCTCACGGCGGCGTGCAACTGCGGTCGCAGCGCTGGTCGGTGCTGCACCAGCCGTGGGCTGAAGGTCGGCATAATCTTGATGAGCCGGTCTTCAGCGAAGGACCAGTCCGCACCGTGCCGGAAGACGCGGCTTGCGGGCAGCGAGCGCATGTCTCCATCGAGGTCAGACATCGAGCGCTTCGTGTCGAGCAGCGACTGCGCCGGACTTGCACCCAACGCCAAGACGTAGTCGTAGTTGTTGAGCCTGCTGTGGCACATCGGAGCACAGCAGTCCACGGGGTGCGGAAGCTCTTGCGCAGCAGCGTGCTTGGCCTCTGCCATCGACATGCCGTCCTTACGGAGCCGGGTCTCTGCTGCCTTGCGCTTGCGCTTCAGGCTGGCTTCCATGCGCTTCCATCCGTCGGGCGGCATGCACGAGACCAGGAAGTGCAAGTCAATCTGCTTCCGGTTGAGCCCCGATGCGGTCAGCGCTCGTCGCCACTCACCACCGTCCAGTCCTGCGAGCGGACGGTGCTTCAAGAAGTCGTCTTTCGACGGAGCCTCCAGCAACGCCACCACAGCGCTGCCGTGCTCTTCTGGTGGGGTCGGAACCCACGGTTCGTCGTTTCGCAAGCAGCCTCTGGGGCCGAGCGGGCACACGTCACAACGTGCGCCCAGGTGCCGCGGGTCGTGCTTCATGCCAGCACGTCCCATGGAAACCGCTCGGTCTTCCAATCCCAGTAGGCGTGTCGAGGCCTGACGCTGTCGCGGCGACGGTTCTGGTAGACCACGATGGCGGAGCCCTTCGGAGCACTGGTGGCCTTCTCGCCGTCCGCGCGAAGGAACCGAACACGCGGAGATAGGAAGACCACGGCGTGCGAGAAAGGCCAGTTCACCACCCACTCACGCCAATACCGGGTCTCGGTGTTGGCGTAGATGAGCAGGCAGACAAGCTCGCACTTGTCCTGGATGGGAGCGGTGGCTGCTCGCCGAATCCAGTAGCTGATGTCTCGACCGTAGGGCGGGTTGCACCAAACACGACGACCATCCCAGGTGGTGATGAGCGCGTCTTCTTCGGGGCTGATGAACCGAGGGACACGGGCACAGCGTTCATCGGTGGCGCAGGCGTCCAGGTCAAACGCTGCGAGGGCGTGAACCTTGTCGAACACCTCAGGCGGAGTCATCCAGTCGTCGAGGCCCAGCGTGCGGGTCGTGGGCGCAGTCATGCGATCTCCTTTCCGGTTGCGTCGAGCAGAACGACGGTGCCAATATCGAAACGCTGGCATTCACTGCCAAGGTCGATTGCGTGTACCTTTTGCGTCCACCACAAGTCGTACCCTTGTAGGCTTCGGTCGTTGCTTTCGGTCGCTGCCTCCCAGCGTCGAGCCGCTCGATCCATCCCTTCTGGTACAGATTTTCCACCCCATGCGAGGACGAGGGCATCAGCCACCGTGGTGTGGCGGTTACCCGGCTGCCATCGAACGTGCCCCTCAGACTCCACCTTGCCGGGAGTCTCGCAGGGCCACGGCTGATCGCACGCTACGCACTTTTCCCCGTTGTAGGTGGGGTCGCCGAACTCGTTGCTCTCGTGAACGACGCGGGGGTATGTGCGGCGAACCGCCATCGGAGGACGGCTCCCACATGGACCATACGCCAACAGTTCGTGAGGGTCGCCTTTCTCGGGAACCAACAGGACTGCATAGCAAGGTGTGTACTTTCGGCTCATTCCTCACCCCCAGGCCACCGTCCCAAAGCAGCGGCGGCGGCGATGCATGCGCGGCCGAGAGACGTAATGTCATCGGATGGCCCTTCGCTGACATACCGCTCGACCTCCGGTGCCACTGTGTCAGGTCCGCCCAACAGCGCCCACAGACACCCCTCGGTCGCGGGGTCGTCGGGGTCGGGCCAGCAGGAGCAACCAACGTCGCCTCCGCCCGACAAGCGAGCCCCTCCAGTGCGCTTGCGCTCTACCACCCGCTCTGACCACGACCCGGAACACGCAAGCATCCCAGGCATCCACCGCCACCCCGGCAGGCTGACGGAGAGGCGGCCCCAATCTTCGGCGGTTCGCTCAGTCATGTCTGCCTCCGCGTGTAGACCGCAGCCGGGCGTCCCGAGTTCGTGGTGGTGCGGCGGTGGGTGGTCACCTCGATGAAACCCTCGACCTTCAAACCCAGCAGCGCCGCGGCCACGGTGGTGCGGCTGTAGCCGGTGAACCCCTGCAGGTCGTTGCAGGTCAGCCCACCGTAGGCCTTCTCGTGAATCTCGAACAGTTCCAATACCAGCCTCTCAGACTTGGTCAGGTTGCGCTTGGGGATCAAAACAGCCGCCCCTCCCAGAACCGCATCAGGTCGCGGCCTGGGGTCACGCCATCCACTTGAAGGCAAAGACGCAGCACAGCTTCGTGGGCGCTGGTCGTGGGGCTGCTGGGCGTCCAGTTGAGGTTGGACTCATTCATGCGGCTGGCGACCGCGCGGCCTGCGTCCCAAGACTCACAGACCAGAAGGATGCGTCCAAGCCGGGTGCGGACTTCAGCCCCGGTGGCGGTGGCCCACAGTTCGATGCCATCGACAGGCTCTTCGACAGAGCCTACTGGCTTGGAGACGCGGGTCATGCCCGCCAGGAAGCGGCCGATGGGCTTGGCCCAAGTCCGGTTCTCTTTGTCGACGTAGACGACCATCAGCGGGTAGCGCTTGCGGTCATTCGCGTGCTGGTTGGCGACATCAAGCACCGTGTACTCATTGCTGTTGCGGTGAATCCACACGGAGCCAGGGACGACCTGTGCCGTGCGGTCAAGGTGGGTGGGAATGTGAGCGAAGAGGCGGACTTGCTTGGACATGGGTTCCTCGAAAAAGCCCCCGACAGTCGAGGCTGCCGGGGGCGGTTGGTCAGGCAGCGCGGAGAGACTCAGCGCGTGGGCGGCGGAGGCAGCTTGCCCCGAGAGGTGGGGGGCGGCGGCATCTTGCTGCTGCGCTCCTGGGCAGCGGTGGTGCCCTGGTTCTTGCGCCAGTGGAACTGACGGGTGTCCTCAGGGACCGCGCCGCTGTCAACCAGCTTGTCGTACCGGTCCTTGGTCAGGAAGTCCTGCACGTCGCCGTAGGCCTTGACGCCACGGGGGGTGTCGGTGGGGCGGCCGAGGTACGCGATGTAGGCGGTGCGGCCTACGAGGTGCTCGGTCGGCAGTCCGTTCTCGGCCATGTAGTCCTCGGAGATGCCGGAGGAGATGGCCACGCGCTTGAGTGCGGCGACCATGCCGCCGATCTTCTTGTTGCGGGTGTCCTCGTCCATGGCGCGGAGGGCCGGAGCGAGTTCACCGTCGCTGTCGAACGGCACCGATCCAATCTGCCGGATGGTGGCACCGTTATCAAACTTCATGTGGATGAAGTACGAGTAGTTGCCCTGCTTGTCGAGGACACCGCGGTCCTCGAACTGGACGATCTCAACGGCGTAGTAGCCAGTGCCGGGGGGCAGGTTGCCAGCGCCGACGGACTTGCAGGTGTCTGCGGGAATGTAGAACGACATGATGAATCCTTGCGGATGGGTTTGTTGTAGGTCCGGTTTACACTGCCGGAACAGCCGTCACTCGGACGGAGGGGGAGCAGCCTTCTTCTTGCCCTTCTTGGGCTCAGGAGGCTGAAGATCGAACATGTTGGCGGTGCGGTGCTTCTGGATGACACCGCGTGCGATGCCATCCTGGATGGCCCAGCGGATGTGAAGCTGGCCTTGACGACCAGGGCTCTTCGCCATCTTCTGTCCCATGGTCGCACCCTTGCTGATGGCACCGTCAAGGTCGCCTTCAACAACGAGAGCCGCCACTTTGTCAGCAACTTCGTCCTGCCATTCCAAGCCCTTGAGCCTGGACAGGCCGTAGTTCACGGCGCTGGCACGGAGCAGTTCACGCACGTTGGGTGGAGCCGTGGCGTAGGCCACACCGTTGCGGTCGCCCGTCACCCAGGTGGAGTCGAAGGGGTCCACGTACAGGCCGGTCTTGACCCACGGGTCTGGGTAGTCCTTGTTGACCACAGCGCGGGCGTTGAAGTCGCACCATGCAGGAACACGAACCACCTGTCCCTTGCTGCCCAGGGACGGGCCGCCAGGAACGAAGGAGCCGTCCATGCCAGCACCCGGTGCCTGCTCGTGTGCCACGAGGAACACGTTCACGCCGATGTGCCGGGCACGCTCAGCCAGTCGCAGCAGGCGGTCCTTCAACTGCTGGTACGGGTAGAACTTGTCGACCTTGCCGCTGTTGGTCAGCTTCGGGTTGTCCTGCCAGTAGCGAAGGCTGGACTCACACAGGGCCGTCATGCCGTCCACGCAGACAGCACCGTATTCCTCGGTGAGGTTGTGCTCCTCGACCATGGCGAGGAGTTCCAGCAGACCGTCCAACGTTCTGATGGGGTGGTCGTAGATGGTGGGCTCGTACCCCCACTCGTTCTGACAGACGCTCATGATCGCGTTCGCACCCTCGCCCGGAACCCACAGGGCGTTCGGGAATGCGCTGGCGACCATCGAGGTCTTTGTGCGCTTGGGCTGTCCAAAGACAAGCCCCATGACCTGGGCAGAACCCATGGTCACCTCCAATGATGTTGTTGTTGTGGTGTTGCCCCGTCGAGGCCGGAGCCTCATCCTTGTAACACAGACCGGGGCAATCTGTGAAGGATCATCAACCGAAAGAACAGAGGTCGAAGGCACCGCACTTGCCGTAGCGGTGGTAGCAGAGCAACTCGCTCTGCGTCATCTGCCAGTCACCCTCGCCCATCTCACCGTTCAGCGTGGCGCTGAGGTCCGATGCCAGAGCGTGTGCCTTGCGGTAGATCTGCCTCGGCAACTGCGCGTCGCGCCATGGGGTGGGGGGCACGAACTGTCGGCTCACCGTCCAGGGTGATCGCCTCTGCACGAGGTTCAGAACCATGCCGCCGAAGTTGTCGTACATCTGCGCGCCAGCGATGCGGTTGACCGCGAACTGCCCGTCCATGGCGTACTGCTGGGCTCGTGTCTTTCCGACACCACCAGCCGTCACCTTGTGGTCCCAGACGTAGACCTTGCCGTCTTGTGCGTGCCGCATCACGAGGTCGAAGCGCTTGGTGACCACGATCGGCTTGCCGTGCTGCAGGGCAGGCACGTTGGGGTGCGGCTCCTCCAGGCCAGGACAGTCAAGCAGTGCTGGGTCATCCAGGTTCTCGTCGGTCCATAGCCCGAAGGTGCCATGTTCATTGTACCCGACAGTCAGTTTCGCCAGACACTCCACGCCCACCACCCGGTCGTGGACGAAGGGTTCGCGCTGTCGGTACTGCCGGAACATCGTGAAGGTGTTGGCGAGGAAGGCGTTGCCGTCCTCTCCTTCGGCCTCTCGCCGTCGGACCCACTCTCGCACTGCCTCCTCTGGAGGCAGAAAGTGATCGGGATCGGTGACATGCTCTCCCTCGTGGTCGAAACCGCCCTGCGTACAGCCAAGCTGTGCGTAGTAGTGGGCGAGGATGGTGTGGCCCATGGACCCTTGGGTCAGGGCGTCAGCGTTGAAGAAGCGCTTCTGAAGGACGTTGGTGATGTACCAGAGCCGGTCGCAGGCAAAGGCCGGTCCCCAGAAGGACCACCCGCTGGTCGAGCGGCCGGTATCAAGGAGGGCAGGTTCAGTCATCGTTGCTCCCGAAGAGGGTGTCGAGCACCGAGGCGCGCATCGCATCGCGGTCGTCAATGCCCATGAGTTTGTCGTCCAGCCCCTCGTACTGCTCGGCAGCAAGGAACTGGCGGATGGGTCCAATCTTCTCGGCCAGGATGCCTGAGATCTTCTCGTCGTAGGTGCGCTTGGCGAGCACCACCTTCAGCAAGGTGGGTCGTCCACCGAGGCGGTCGAAGCGCCCCTTCCACTGCTCGAAGTCTCCAGGCCGCCACGGCAGCATGGTGAACATGGCGAGGTCCGCAGTCTGCAACCCGTCGACAGACTCACCGAAGGCCTGACCGGTGCCGATGAGCAGGCACGGGCCGTCCGACTTGCGGAACGAGACCACCATCTCTTCGCGCTCGCGGTCGTCGGTGCCGCCGTGACCCCACCAGACATCGGGCATCTTGTTGCGGAAGTTGCCGCTCTTGACTTCCTTCTGCAGCGCCTTGGTGATGCGCGAGGCCCAGTCCTCACAGTCCTGGCGGCGTGCCGTGAACAGCACAACCTTGCCCTTGCCGCGCAGTCCTTCGAGCACTTCCTCCACGACGTACTTGCGCTTGCGGCTGGACGCCTCCATGAGGTTGGCTTCGAGGGCGCGCATCTTGTCTTCTTCGCTGTGGGTCTTCAGCGCCTGCTTCTCTGCGGCAGCGATGACACGCTTCATGGCAGCCGGTCTGTTCTGGTCAGACGGATCCAACCACACGACCTGGACACGGGTCGCAGGCAACTGACCATGCGACTCGGTGTGCGTGACCTCCTGGATAAGAAAGGAAGCACGCGCTTTCAGTTCTTCGATGTTGCTGCTGCCGGTGTCGACCAGCCCACCGTACTCACCCTCGTGGGCAGCGCAGTAGCGGTAGGCGAAGCGGCGGTAGCCCATGCCGAAGGTGCCCGGCGAAAGCAGGTCCAACTGGCTCCACAGCCGACGAGGGCGACCGTCGTCGAGCGGAGTGGCGGTGAGCCCGATGCGCAGCTTCAGGGACGGCAGGCGGCTCACGTCCATGGCCGCAACCGCACGGGTCTCTCGGGTGTCGGTAGCGGTGCGCCGCCGTTCGAAGTCGATGTTGCCATCGCTGTCGAACACAGGCTTCCACCGCTTCGACTGTCCGAAGGTGTGAAGCTCGTCGAAGATGAGCACCTCGGGCCGCACCTTGCGGACTTCTTCGAGGTAGTCAGGCAGCGACTGTGCGCCGAAGATGACGAACGGACGCTGCTTGTTCTCACGACACTCTTCGAGGTAGCCCTCCAAAGTCTGGTCGCCTCTTCGCATCTGGCCCTTTGGGATGACTCGGAGGGGCTTGATGTGGGTGTACTCCTGCACTTGGTCCCACCAGACACGGCGGGCCTTGGCGGGTGCGATGACAACCACCGGACCAGAGCGCGTCAGAGCGCTCAGGATGGCCGTCAGGGTCTTGCCCGCACCGCAGGGGTAGACGAACTTCGCGGCGGGTCTGGTGGCCGCCCAGCACACTCCACGGCGCTGGTAGCTGGACATCATGGCGGGCACGAAGTCACGGACCTCACCGGTCTCGACCATGGACTGCACGCGCTTCAGTCCGTTGTCCGCCATGGTGGCAAGGCTCTCTTTGTAGGAAGGCCAGGACAGCGGGGTGTTCTGCCGCACCTCGTGCTCGGCGTACCCAGGGACGGTGTCGCCAGCCATGTCCTCCAGCATGTGCCAGAAGAGCCAGTCGCAGTTGAGCGGGACAAAGGCCTTGTAGTAGTCGAAGACCGTGATGTCCTGGTACTCGTCCTGCATCTTGGTCAGCCGGTGCCACTGCCGAGAGTAGCTCTGGTGACCGTAGGTGAGGATGCCAGGAAGCATCCCCTCCAGCCGAGCCAACTCCTCGGCCACTTGCACATCGAATCGGTAGACTGCGTGCGGTTGGTCACGCAGCGGGGTGAAGTAATCGCTCATTGTGCTTTGCTTCCTACATGTGCGGTTGGCAGAAGATTCCCTGGTTTGACTGACCGCTGAGCATGCCGCAGTCCGTCACGAGCACGCATGCGGCCCAGGCTTCAGCTTCTTCTCGGTTTTCGGGGTCAAGAGGATCACTGCGCTGAGAGTAGCTGCCATGCTCTGAGAGAAACCCTTCACGGACTTCTCCGTCTTTCTCTTCCCAAGCCTCCTCGCAGAAATACTCGCAGGCTGCTTGAGGCTCTTCGAGACCGCCGTAGACACCGCAAACGGTGTCGTCTCTTTCGTGCTCAGGCATCTCGTGGATGCGGGCACAAGCGTCTTCGCAGGGG